CTTTGCATTTAAGAAACTCAAGAATTTGTTCTTGTGTAAATTCAATTTGAGTATTGGCTTTCTTTAGATTTGGATTACCAAGATATACACTATCAGTCATAAAAAATTAATCCTCAATAAATGTCACAGAACAATCTGCTTTTTGTAAATTAGAGTCAGATGAAATTGCCATAGTCAATGTTCTTTGTGGTGGTAAAACGATTCTCAGTGCATCAAGATCGATTGTTTCTGGAGCACCTGATGTAACGCAAAATACTGCTATTGGATGTTGTGATGAGGTAATTGTGGTATCAGTTCTTGAGAATGAGGAAGCTTGTCCAAGTGGTGTATAATCTAAAGGATCGACAGTTGGAACATCAATATACAAGTAAATAAAACAAGGAGCAGATGATGATGCTGTGGTTAGGGCACTAATCTTTTTGAGGATAAGTTCTCTGGAATTAATTTTATTATTTACTATCAAATCTCCTTTGATAGTCAGTAGATGATATTTTACTCCAGTAGTATTCATCCCACCCGTCTTTGTTCTAAATGCGGCAAGTGGTAGAGTTGTGGTATTAATAACACCTTCAATAGCACCCATCATTGATGCACCAGACACTGTTACTCCAGCACCAGCATTTCCATCCAGATTAGCAGCAACGTAACCAACCTTAAGTGATGGATTGTCCAAGTGAACTGTATTATTTCTATTTGCATAATGAATATGATGAATTGGCATTATATCACCAGTCAAAGGATTTTCTACTGCAAACCTCATTTCACCAGCACCCAACCAACGGAAGTTGATTTGATATACATTCAGTTTAGTTGGATCCAGCGTAACTCCTGATGGGTTAGTAGTTCCACCCACACCAGTCATAGTATCAAAGTTCCAATCCTCTTGATAAGTCCAGTTACTTATGTGTTCTGCACCTACTTGTGCTGTTGTTGATGTTGCTACAAGTGAACCAGAACTTGCGATAGAAAATGTACCTGTTTTAGCACCAACACTTGTTGATAGAAAAGTAATATATCCATTGCTATAATCAGTCAACCATCCATTGTAAGTATGTGTTCCAATACCAGTTGCGTTTTGTGTTGCAGTTCCTGAAGCAACTGTTATAGTAGTCGCTGTTCCTGCAAGAGTAACAGTAACACTTTCCGATCCACTCGTTGGAGTTGTAATTTCAAATCTATGAATATGTGCTTTGCCACCATTTTCACGTAGAATACCAAATCTACCATTCGTATTAAAACCAACTTGAAGTGCTTGTTCTTGAGAAAAGAAACCTGCTCTTTGAGTATATCCTTCTACGCTACCGGAGAACTGTGCAGTAAATCTTGATAGAGCACCTTGTCCTGGACGATATCTTACAGATCTCTTGGAACGAATAACACCATATCCATAAGCACCAGTGCCACTTTCAACTTGCATTAAATTGTTGGAAGTAGTGATTCCGGTTCCAAATGAATATCTTTCAAATCTATCAGAGTTTAATCCATATAAACCGTCAAGTTGAAATACTGGAGTGATTTGGGATACTATGGTTTCTCCAAATGCACCACTACCACTTGCTGTTCCGTGACATCCATCAATATTTCCATACCTATCGGCACAGATATAAACTTCAAATAAACTTCTTTCTTGGTTTAGATAATCTTGTGTAGTCTTATTCCACTGAGCCATTAGTCACTCCAACTTAATCTTTCTGGTTGATATCTTTGTGTGTTTTTAATTCTTATAGAACTTTTTATTTCTGATGTTGGATAAATGTTATGAACCATTGCACCAGGATATTCTCCTTGTAAAGCCTCTGCTAATTCATTTTTTGAAATGGTCTTACCTTCTATTTCCATTCTATATAGTTTTCCTTCCCAAACTATATCAGCAAAAAAAGATTCTCCAACTGGTTCTGAATGATCTTCATTTCCATTAATTATCAATGTTCCGTTAAAATCGCCAGAGATGTTTACTGACTCTGACATGAATTGCTTAAAACTTTTCATTAGTTGCAGTTCCAACGACGAAGGGCTTTGTTGATTCTTGAATCTGGATCTCTTGATGTTTTTGCAGAGGTCAGTTTTGATTTCATACCTTTCATACGACGACAGAATGACTTGCGGCGCTCTGCTCTTTTCCCAGTTGGTTTCTTTTCAGTTACCGCAGTTTGGAGTTTTGAACCTGGATTTTCACGACGATATGCTTTAACAGCAGCGGGACTTAAACCATCAGTTTTATCTTGACGATTTACTTTTTGCCAATCTTCTACTTGGAGAAATTGTTCTCCCGGTTTAATGTCGGAAACATAATAAGATTGAACTTTAGATCCTGGATATACTTTTTCTATTTGATCCTGCACTTCTTTTCTATTTGGTTTTGTTGTTTGTGGGAAGAACATCTTCATCATAAAATATCTTCCTCTCCAATTTAAAGTTACCAAAATTATGTTTCCAGTTTTTGATGGAATTCTTACTGCTTCGTTTACAGATTCGCCCATTGGTTTTACATAGTTTTTATTTGGACCTGGTTTCCCACCATCACCACCTCTTGGAGCAGATTTGCATGGAGACATTCCGTGGATGGGGCACTCAACCCCACTATCAGTATGATTGCACTCAACTGCTTCTTTTTTGACACAGTTTGGATATCTCTTACCAAACATAGTCTTCATACCTTTCTTTTCATAACCAGGCCAACACTTTTCGTCAAGTTCGTAGTTGGTTTCTTCAGATTTATTTCCCCAGTTTGCAGCACCCGCTTTACGGCATTTAACCAGTGCTCCCGACGCATATGCACTTGGCCAAACACTGTATCTCGATTTTACTTTATGATAGCAAGCATCCTTTTTTCCACTACCTTTCCCCTTCGCATCTTTTTCCTCACTCATTTCTCCACTATCAACATAGTCTGCTGCAGCGTCTAAGTAATCTGCCGCTTTAGTGATTTTTGATTGAACCCATGCTTCAATATTACCTTCACCTTTAGCCATTTTTTTCTTGAGTCTTCTTGCTGCATTCATAACTGTAGAAAGTTCAGAACGAGCCATTGAATACTCATGATCTCTTTCTTTTGCTTCGTTCATTTTTTTCTTAGGTTTATCTGTCGAAACATAAGTTGGTTTTGCAGCTCCAGTTTTTTGCTGTTGTCCCGGATCTGCTGCCTTTTTTCTTCTTGCCGCAGAAAGTCTTTCCGCAGGAGTCATACTTGCTCTTTTTGCTGAAGAAACGCACTTTGGAGTTCCCTCTCCAGGTTCATCACTTGCACAGGTTCCACCAGTGACTACATTAACCCAACCGGGTTTACCTTCTTTTGATCTTGATTTACCAAACCAGTCCCGAAGGCCTTCTTCATCGATTGTTGCTCCGTTTTCTTTACGAAGCATTCCTTCAGGATCTACCATAAATCCTGCTGGAATTGGTTTGCATTTCTTATCAGTATAACAATAATATTTTCCAGGATCACATTTGCCATTTCCTTTTTCTTCATAAGCCACACCTCTTCTTGTGTGCTTAAGTTCTCCCTTTTGTTTTGCAATTAATTTTTTAGATAATGCTCCAACATTGATGTCGATTGGATTTTCATCTGGAGTTTTCTTTTTTGGATTATCATAAACATCAACATCCCCATCAGCATCACGATCAACATACTGAACTGTTGAGTGATGAACTAATTGTTTTAGATCAAGATTGGGATCCAACTGATGCTGTATTCCCTTTAGGTGTGGTGTTTTGTGGGAGAACTTGGGATATTTCATTCAACTGGTTTTGATTTAGTTTCTTCACCTTTTGCTCTTTTTCTTCTTGCCGCGCAATGAGCGCGTTGAGAAAATCCTTTTGGATTCGAGCAATCAATACTCTTTTTATATTTATTAGACCACTCTTCTTGAAATTGTTTAAATGTCTTCATACTTCTATCGCAGTAAAAATTACCTTGAATGTGGTTGGACTAGTTGTTGAAGGATAACCAAGAAGCCTCAGTGCTCCACTATTAATATCAGAAGAAAAAGTCGCAATTCCAACTGGTTGATTTATAGTTCCATATTCTGTCATGTATGTAGTTGATCCGTCATGTATTACATTAATAGTAGTCATATTAAAGTTTGAACCTTCACTAACTTGAATCTGATAATTAACAGATCTATAAATTGATGCGCTTACAGATATGACCGTAGCTTGATTTGTTGAATTTGTTGTTAAAATTCCAGATTGTATATCTCCAGCAATTAATTCTAAATTAGTTGCAGAAACTGGAGAAAATG